GTGGGCGAAGCCCACGGATCGCCGTCGTTTTTCGCACCAAGAAAAATTTCAGGTAAGTAAGTAATCGCAAAATTATCGCGTTTGGCTCGGCCTGGGCTGGCCCGACGCGCGGGGTGCCCCAAATGGACGATGCCAAGCCGAATACCGCCGAGCGCCGGGCCTTCATCGCCCTCGTGCAGACTGCGATCAAGAAGCAAGCCTCGGGGCAGGTGCTGGAAGCCAAGGAGCGCCGCGCTTGGGATCGTTGGGAAGCCGAGGAGAACGAACGCCGCGGGCGTCGGTGGCTGGCCGCTCTGCCGAAAAAAACCTACTGCGACCTGGTGGGCCGTCAGCCGAAAGTGGTGAACGAGCAGGCGGATGCGTATGGCATTCCGCTTCGCGGCGGCATCGTCGACGCGCTCGGCGTGCTCAAATGGATCCACGACTTCTTCGCCAAGCACAAACACGTTCTGCCCCAGGTGGTGCGAGGTGAGGCGACCGAATCGACGCCGCGCGACCAGCTCGTGTTGGAACAGATCGAAGTCTACCGCCGGCGGGTCACGCTGTTAGAGGATAAGATCGCCGTCAACAACCAGACGCTGCTGCCGCGTGACGAGATCCACGAGCTGCTCGCCCAGCTTGCGAAGATCCTCCGCGGGGCGGGCGAAAAATTGCAGAAGCAATTCGGTCCGCAAGCCGCGAGTATCTTAGAGGTGGCGCTCACTGACTTCGAAGCGATCCTCGTTTCCACCAAACCAAAAACCGAGGCTGCTGCGACACAGTTAGGGGATGCCGCGACCACAGACGATCGACGAACTCCTGTGGTTTCTCCAAGCAGCACGAGCGCCGCGGATCCGGTCGATCCGCCAATTCGCGGAAGAGGAAATCATCGTTCCCGAGGGGCTGCATGAGGGCACCAAGTATCGCAGCGACACGCTCCCGTGGCAGCGACTTTGGCTCGACGAGATCGATAGCGGGAATTGGTCGCGATTCATTTTGACGGCGTGCGTGCAGGGCGGCAAAACGCTCGTCGGTTGGGTGATCCCAATCCTCTTCCACATTTTCGAACGGAAAGAAAACTTCGGGGCCGGCGTGCCGACGGGTGAGCAAGCGGGCGACAAGTGGAAGCTCGAACTCCTGCCGGCGATCGATGCCAGTCCGAAGTTTCGGGCGCTCAAGCCGGTCCACGGCAAAGGGTCGAAAGGCGGGAAATTCGAGGCGGCCGAATTCAAGCACGGGCCCACGCTCAAATTCCTCTCCGGGCATGGCGGTGATGAGAAGCGCTCAAGTATCACGCTTCGCGGTTCCGCCGTCACCGAGGCCGACCGCCTCGACACGGCCGGCGAAGCGAGTCGCGAGGCCGCGCCAATCTTCCAGATCGAAGGCCGCTCGGCGAGTTTCGAGGATGAGGCGGTGTTCTATGCCGAGTGCACGAGCACGATCAAAACCGGATTCGTCACGCGCGAACGCGAAGCCGGTTCATGCTCCTCGATCGTCTGCCCCTGTCCGCACTGCGGCGAATACGTTTGTCCGGAGCGAAAGCACCTGGTGGGCTGGCAGCACGCCGAAAATGAAATCGACGCACGCAAGCAAGCCGCGTGGATCTGCCCGCATTGCGCGGTGATCCTCACCGAGAACGAACGCCGCGCGATGAACGAAGCGGCCAAGGTGCTGCATCGCGGGCAGGAGATCGGCCGCGACGGCGTGATCTATGGGCCGATGCCGGCGACGCGGACGCTCGGCTTTCGCGCGAATGCGTTCAACAACCTGCTCTGGTCGGCGAGCTACGTCGCGGGGCAGGAATGGTTAGCGAGTCGCGATAAAGATCAGGAGTCGGCCGAGAAGAAAATGCGGCAATGGTATTGGGCCGAGGCGATCGAACCGAATGCCATCGACGTGACGCCACTCGAACTCGAAGACGTGATCGGCCGGCAGCAGGAAAAGCTCACGCGGGGCATCGTGCCGGCGGGCACGTTCCATATTTCCGGAGCCGCGGACATCCGCAAAACGCAGTTGCATTATGTCGTGATCGCCTGGTGGCGCGACGCCGATCGCAAGGTGCATGGTCACATCGTCGATCTGGGCATCGTGCCCGTGGAGAGCGGCAAGTATGGCACCAAGGCGGCACTCCTGCGAGCGATGCGGGTCTTGCGAGAATCGATCGTTGAGCCCGGCTTCCGCGAGGCGAATAGCGATCGCGTTTGGCGACCAGGTTGGTTCCCGATCGATGCCTATTGGTTCGGTGGCGCGGTGCGGGCGTTCGTCCGCGAGTCGCAGAAGCTCGGCATCAAACGGTACATCCCGAGTTTCGGTCGCGGCGTCTCGGCCGAGAAAGGCCGGGGGCGGTATCAGCACCCGCTGGAAGCGACCGAGAAGAAACCTCACATCGGCGAAGAGTACTACATCGCTTGGGGTGGCAAATATGCGATGCACCACGCGATCGCCAATGCCGATCATTGGAAGACCTTCGTCCGCGAGGCCTTCGCGACGCCCGAGGCCGAGGCGGGCAGCCTGCAAATCTTCGAAGCCACGACCGAAGACGAACTCCGCCTGGTGAATCAATTCGGTAAGCAGATCGTCGCCGAGAAGGCCCAGGAAATCATCGTGCCCGAACGGGGTGTGCAGGTGGTCTACGTGAACACGTCGGCGCGCCCAAACCATTTCGGCGACGCGACTTACAACGCCTGCTGGGCTGGGCACTTGTGCGGCGTGCGAATCAGCGAACCCGAGCCGGTGGTCATGGTGGCCGCGATGCAGCCCGCCCCAGCCCAGCCGCTGACGATGCCCGACGGCCGGCCCTACTTCATCAGCAACCGGGACGAATAGGCCTACAAAAAACCCGGTTTTGCCGCGACCTTGAACGCCGATGCCGCCGTTCGACCCTACCCCCGATGTCACGAGCCCCAACGAACAGGGCCACGGCCGGCACCGTCCGCGCGCCACGGCGCCCACTCCTCAGCCCGACGAACCGGTTCGGCGCTTACCCGTCGAACCGGTTCGGGTTTGTCTCGATCTCGATCTCGCCCCGGCGACCGTCGAGGCCGGTTACGCCCGAAAATATCTCGACTTCGTCGAGTTGAATTCCACGCCGCAGCGTGCGGCCCTCAAACTGCTGTTTAGCACGCTCCGGGCGCGTCGCATCGAGTTATTGGATGGCACCCGGATCGAACATGAGTCGCAAGCGGTGCAGTGGCTGCTCGAACGGATTGCCCTCGAATTGCCGATGCCGCTGCTGGATGAATTCATGGAAGGCGCTCACTAATGGCGAAGAAGAAGCCCGACGCCGCGGATCCTCCCGCGGGCGTCTTATCGAACACGGCCGACCTGGTGGGCGACGGGGCCAATCCACGCAAGATCACCGAGGAATCGGCGAGCGGTCTGCGGGCTAGTCTCAAGCGGTTTGGCGACCTGTCGGGGATCGTTTTCAATCGCCGTACGGGCGAGCTGGTGACTGGTCACCAGCGGATGGCCCAGATCCGCGAGGAGTATGGCGATCGCGACATTGAACTCATCAACGAGGCAGCGGCCTTGTATGGGATCCGGGTCGATGCCGAGCACTATTTTTCGGTGCGTGTCGTCGATTGGACGCAAGCCAAGCAGCGAGCCGCCAATGTGGCCGCGAATAATGCCAAGCTGCAAGGCACGTTCACCGGCGAACTCTCGACCTATCTGCTCAGTGTCGAAGCGGAACTTGCCGCAGAGCTGCCGGGCGTTCTCGACGAATGCCTGATGCTTGACCTGATGGCGGCCGGCCTCGACACGAGCGACGCGACGGAAGACGAGGGCAAGAGCGTCGAGATCTCGGAGAGCTTTCAAGTCATCGTGCAATGTGCCAGCGAAGAGCACCAGCGCGAGATCTACGAACGACTTACCGGCGAGGGCTTGTCATGCAAAGTGTTGACGCTTTAAGTCGCGAGTTATGAGGCGCGAGGCGCGAGATTCTGATTTTCTCGCGCCTCGCGCCTCGCAGCCCATGCCTCCCTACCCCCGCCCCCTCCACCATGCCGAATCACAGCGTTACCGTGGAATGCCCGGTTCCCAGCTCCTTCGCCGTCGACCAGGTGCGGGGCATGTTCGATCTGCCGCCGGCGACGCGGCTGCAGGAGACGTTCAACGTCGAGCTGCCAGCCGATGATGAAGATTGGCGGATCGGCGTCATTGTCGGGCCGTCGGGGAGCGGTAAAACCACGGTCGCACGCAGTGCGTACGGCGAGCGGTTTATCGAAGGGGGCTTCCGCTGGGAGAAGAATAAAGCCGTTGTCGATCACTTCGGCAAGTTATCGATCAAGCACGTCACGCAGACGCTCACGAGCGTCGGCTTTTCGTCGCCGCCGGCCTGGCTCAAACCGCATCACGTCCTCTCGGGCGGCGAGCGGTTTCGCTGCGACCTCGCGCGGGCCTTGTTGCGGACGGGCGACCTGGTGGCGTTCGATGAATTCACTTCGGTCGTCGATCGCACCGTGGCCAAGATCGGCTCGGCGGCGATCGCCAAGAGTTTGCGGGCCAACCGGATCACGAAAAAGTTTGTCGCGGTCACCTGCCACTACGACGTTCTCGAATGGCTTGAACCCGATTGGGTTCTCGACATGGCGACGCAGCAGCTCGCGAGGGGGTGTCTTTATCAACGGCCGCAAATCAACCTCACGATCGCTCCGGTCCACCGCGGCGCGTGGCAACTTTTCCGCCGGCATCACTATCTAAATCACGATCTGCACGTCACCGCGAAATGCTTCGCCGCGTTCTGGGGTGACGAGCCGGTTGCTTTTAGTTCGTGGATCCACCGGATGACCCGGGCCCGCCGCAAGCACGACATGCGCGAGCATCGCACGGTGGTGCTGCCCGATTATCAGGGCGTGGGCATCGGCAACCGGATCAGCGAAATCTGCGCGAGCATTTTCCGTGGGGCGGGCGGTCGTGCGTTCAGCACGACCAGCCACCCCGGCATGATTCATTATCGGAACGCCTCGCCCAAATGGCGGACGCATCGCTTCGGCATGGTCGCCCCGACGGGGGCGAGCGGTCAACTCTTCAAGGCGGTCGATCGTAAGCGCACGGCGATGGAACTAGCCCGACAACAAACGCAGATCACGCGCGGGCGTCGCGCACTCGACAGCACGGGGCGGATGACCGGCGGCTTTGAATATATCGGCCCCGCGATGGATGCCGCCCAGGCGGAGGCGATGCTCGCCGCGCGTCCGCGCATGTTCGGCGATCCGCTCTGCGAAGCGATTCTGGCGGCGATTCCTGCCGGCGGTCCGCTGCGCTCGATGCGATCGATCGCCGCCCGCACGCGCTTGCCCCTCGCCGATGTCTCCCGGGCCGTCTCCCGGCTGGAAAAAACTGGGGACGTCCATGCCGAGCGCGTGGGCGTCCGTTATGGTTTCGTGGCCACGGTCGCCTAATCTGCCGCCGGCGGCGCGTCAGCCGAATCGCCGGCGAAAATTTCTTTTCCGCTCTCGGCGGTGGATCTAACCACGCCGGCTCGATCCGGGCCAGCCTCCTCGCGCTCTGGCCAAAATCTTTTTTCGGAATTCCGCCCCGCGGAGTCTCTCGGATCCGACCACGCCGGCTCGGGCCGTTTGCCCGCGCGCCCGTTCGGCCCTAGCCGGCATGGCCCAAATTCTAGCCGACACCGATCTGGGGTCGTGCGATATTCGATTCAGACGAAGGCAACGCAGCCAACAATCATCACCTTAACCTGTCAGGAGAATCGAATCATGGCACACGAAATTGACACCACCACCGGACGCGCCGCGGTTTTTGTAACGGGGGAACCGGCTTGGCACAAATTGGGAATCAACGTCAGTACGGCCCAGACAAGCGACGAAGCGATCAAACTGGCGGCCCTCGATTGGAGCGTGGAACCGAAGAACCTGGCGGCGGCCGTCGCCGCCGGCCAATGGGCACCGGTCGCCGATCGCGTGGCGAACGTCCGCACCGACACGAACGCGGTGCTCGGGATCGTTGGGCATACCTATCGCGTCTTCCAGAACCGCGAGGCCTTCGATTTCATGGACGAGCTCGTCGGCGAAAAATTGGCGATGTTCGAGACCGCCGGCTCCCTCAAGGGCGGCCGCCGGGTGTGGATGCTGGCGCGGATCCCGGGCGAATATCGCGTGGGGAGCGATGATCTGGTGAAGCCCTACGTCCTGCTTACCAACACCCACGACGGTACCCAAACGCTGCGGATGATTCCGACGACGGTTCGCGTGGTCTGCCAGAATACGCTCAACCTGGCCCTCGGCCGGGCCGGCAATAGCGAGGGGCTCAGCATCTGGCATACGGAATCGCTCAAGCTCCGGATCGAGGCCGCCCGCCGCAATCTGGGGATCATCACCAAGCGGATGAGCCAATTTGGCGATGAGCTGCTGCGGCTCAGCGATCGCCAGCTCGCCGGCAATGATCTGGGCAACTATTTTCGGGCGGCCTTCAACGTCGCCGACGGCGATCTGTCGAAGCATCACCGGAAGATCATGGATCAACTCTGGGCGAACCTCGACAACGAACGCAACACGCTGCCCGGCATCCGGCATACCGCCTGGGCCGCGTACAACGCGGTCAGCGAATACGTCGATCATCAATCGCGGGTGACGGGCAACTCCCCCGAAGCGAAGGCCGACAACCGGCTCAGCAGTATCTGGTTTGGCACCGGCGCGAAGATCAAGCAGCGGGCCTACGAACAAGCCCTCGCGCTGGCCGTCTAATCCCCTCACCGCCCGCGGCGAACGGTCGCCGCGGGCATTATTCAGGAGCCTGTACGATGAACCGCAGCTCAGAACTTTACGCCGCTGGTTACGCCGACGCCTGCAACGGCCAGCGCATGGATCGGCTCTGCCAAGACACGCCTTCCTACCGCGAGGGTTTTGTTGCCGGGCTGGCCGACAGCCAAAACGAAGCCCATCCAGATGTGTTACTCAGCCCGGTTGAGTTTCTCTCGATCTTCGATCGGGATCGATACGCCTTGCAGCCCGAACCCGCAACCCGACCCAAGCCACCCGCGGCGATCGAGAACAACGAGCGGGGTCGCCAGGCCGTGCTCTTTACGGGCCTCGGTTGTCTCGCCGGTCAGCAGGATCTGTTCGACGAAGGGGGGCTGCGATGATCTGGATTCTGTTTTCGCTGTGGTGCTGCTATGTGGCCTGGTCGGCCTGGTATCTGCGAGGGGCAGGGCAATGAACGCATGGCGACGTGAATGCCGACGGCGGGGCGTGAGCTGGGGCGACGTCCTCACGACGGCCCGCGCGCTGCGGGCGGTCGAGATCGAACGCCGCGAACCGTTCGACGGGGCCCGCCGCAGTGCCTGGCGATCATACTGCCACTTCACCGGCCGCAGCCCGAGCTGTCATCCGTTTTGGCGAGTCGGTTTCGGCCACGTGCTGGGCCGGCTCGCCAACAGCGGCCGCGATTACACGGCCATTCCGCAGCACGACGTGATCGCCGCGAGCGTCGGCGAGGAGTATCCTCAATGGGTGAGCCAGACGGCCGAACTGTGGGATTTCCTGGGCTCGACCTACCAGCCAATTCCCACGCTCAACAGTTTTTTTGCCGAAGCGATCGAATGCCTCACGCCCGTCAGCGAAGTGCCGTTTTGAAATCGGCGCGAGGCGCGAATTGCGAGGCGCGGGAAATTGAGAATCTCGCGCCTCACAACTCGCGCCTGCCTGCCCCCAGCCCCCTCAACCCCTGACCCCTTCCTCCCATGCGTGCCCTCACGATCCAACAGCCCTATGCCGAACTCGTGGCCCGCGGCCTCAAGCGCGTCGAGAATCGCACCTGGCAAACCCACTACCGGGGCGAGCTGGTGATTCACGCTGGGGCGTCGCAGCGCTGGCTCGCCGAGGCCGATCCGCTCGACATCGAACGGGCTGGCGAGGATCTCGCGTTCGGCGCGATCATCGCGGTCGCGGACCTGGTGGATTGTCTCTCGATCCGCGATCTCACCCGCGATCAGTCCCTCTTCAAGCATGACCTGGCGGAGCACGAGTATGCGACCGGCCCCTGGTGCTGGGTGCTCGACAACGTGCGCCGCCTCCAGCGCCCGATCATCGCGCCGGGTCGCCAATCGATCTGGACCGTACCGCCCGACCTGGCCCGGAAAATTGCCCGGCAGTTGTGAGGCGCGAGGCGCGAGGGGCGAGGAGCCGTGGTTCTTGAATCGATCTCTTGGATTAATACGGAACTCGACAACTAGCGCCGGAACTCGCCAGGCGACGGCCTAGCGGTTCTGGCGACCCCTCGCCCGCGATCGCTCTAACCCAAAAAGCGCCGCTTCCGGGGCAGGTTGATAGTCTTCCTCGACCCTCGACCCTCGACCCTCGACCCTCGACCCTCGACCCTCGACCCTCGACCCTCGACCTCCCGTGAGCGACCCGATTCTCTCAGCCGATCTCTCCTACGGGGAGATCCTGAAGATCTACCAGAATTACAGCGACTACGACCTGGAAGAATCGGCGGACCGCGCCAAGATCTTCATCAAGGCCGGCCGGATGCTGTTGGGGGTCGCCCTGCGCCGCAGCGGGCAAAGTTCGCGGGCGGAGGAGATCGAAGTCGAACCCGAGATCCTCGAGCGCCAGGTCAAGGCCGCCATCACCTGGTATGCCGCCCACCGCGAATTTTCTGAGCCGGTGCGGCAATACATTCCCGCCAGCGATTGGCGGGATGAATGAGGGTCGAGAGTCGAGAGACGAGAGTCGAGAGCCAGCAGCCAAAATCCCTGACCCCTGAACCCTGACCACTGACCCCTCTCCTCCATGCCCCGCCGCCGCGAGCCATCGATCGCCGAACAATTCGAGAGTGACCGCTGCGATTACGAAGCCGCCAAGCGGTCGAGTCGGTTCCAGCGTCGCCGCCGCGGCGTGCCGACGATGGGCGCCGGAGCCGATTTCCACTATGCGAGCGAAGCTGATTTTCTCTGGCTGCAGGAAGTCGCCTGGGATCTCTATCGCAATGACGGCGTGATCGGGCAGATCACCGATCGGGCGGTGATCAACACAATCGGCAGCGGCTTCACGCCCGACCCCGACACCGGGGACAAGGGCCTCGATCGCGACCTCAAGGCACGTTGGGCTGAGGAGTCGTGCGATCCCGATTGCTGCGACCTGGCCGGCGAGCTGACGTTCTACGAACAAGAGATCATGGCCTGCCGCGATATGATGGTGCCGGGCGATACGTTCGGCGTCTTCTCCTCGGACGGCACGGTCCAGATGATCGAATCGCATCGCTGCCGCTCGCCCCAGCGGACCCAGCGCAACATCGTGCACGGGATCGAACGCAGTCGCCGCACGAATGCCCGCGAGCGGTTTTGGTTCACGAAGCAGCCGCTCAACCCTCTTGCTCCCGCGAGCAAGATCACGATGAAAGATATTTACCCGGTCGACGCTCGTGACGCCGACGGCGAAGCCCAGGTGCTGCACGTTTACAACCCCAAGCGGACAAGCCAAACCCGGGGCGTCACGGCGTATGCGCCGATCATCCTGCCGGCCGGCATGTTCGATGATCTCAACTTCGCCAATCTCCTCAAGGCCCAGCTCAATAGCCACTGGCTGGTGATTCGCGAACGGCAGGCGAGTTACTTCGAGCAAAACTCGACGGTACCCGCCTTCGGGACCGCGAACGATACATTCAGCGGCACCCGTCGCGTCGCGGATACCGCTCCCGGCATGGAGATCGGCGGCCTGCCGGGCGAGACGATCAAGCCCTGGAATCCGAACAACCCGCCGGCGGAATTCTTTCCCCACGCGCGGCTGATCCTCACGATCATCGGCATCAATCTGGGGATGCCGCTGGTGCTCGTGCTGATGGATGCCAGCGAAACTAATTTTAGTGGGTTCCGGGGGGCGGTCGATCAAGCCCGCCTCGGCTTCCGGCACAACCAGCGGATCCTCGTCGCCAAGTGGCATCGCCCCTACTGGCGCATGAAGATCAGCTTCTGGGCGGATGATGATCCGGCGCTGGCCGGCTTCCGGGAAAAGTTGGGGCCCGCCTATTTCAAGCACAAATGGAATCGGCCGGGCTGGCCTTACATCGAACCCACGAAGGATGCGCAGAGCGATCTGTTGCGGGCCGCCCACATGCAAACCTCGCTCCGTCGCCTGGCGGCCGAGCGCGGCAATGAGTGGCCGGAGATCGTGGACGAAACGATTGCCGATCGACTGTTGGCGATCACCAAGGCCTGCCAAGCCGCGCAAGACGTGAATCGTCAATTCGATCTCGCGGGTACCGATATTGTTTCGTGGCGTGATTTGGCCCCGCTGCCGACGCCGCAAGGTATTTCGATCGCACTCAAAGGCGACGACGCGCCTGAGGATCCTCAAAATGATCAAACCGCCAATGCCGCCTAGCGCTGAAACACTCCTCACCGCCCAGCCCGCGCTCGCGAGCGTTCCCTATCTCGATCAGTATTGGGGCGCGTGGGCGATCGAGCAGGACTATGCGAAGTTTCTGGTCTCGCATTGCCGCAACCTCAATTTGCAACTCCACCTCAGCGAGCGCGAGGCCCAGGCGGCCAGCGGCAGCGGCCGCCGCACCGAGCTGGTGGTCGATGCGAACGGCATCGCCCAGATCAATCTCTCGGGCACGTTGATGAAGCACTGTTCCAGCATGGTCGCCGGCACGAGCATGGTCGAAGCGCGTCGCCAAGTGCGCGCCGCCGCCGCGAGCGCCGACGTGCGGGGCATCCTCTTGGTGATCGATTCGCCGGGCGGCACGGTCGCCGGGACGGCCGATTTGGCGGCCGACATTCGCGCCGCCGGCAGCAAAAAGCCATGCTTCGCCTATATCGAAGATTGCGGAGCCAGCGGAGCCTATTGGCTCGCCAGCCAAGCCCAACGCGTGACCGCGAACGCAACTGCCCTGGTGGGCAGCATTGGCGTGTTCACGGTCGTGGAAGACACTTCGAAGGCAGCCGAGAACGATGGCATTCAGGTGCACGTCGTCAAATTCGGGGCGATGAAAGGTGCCGGCACGCCGGGTACGCCCGTCACGAGCGAGCAGCTCGCCTACTTTCAAGAGCGGATCGATGGGTTTGCCCAAGACTTCATCGACGCGATCGCGAGTGGTCGTCGGCTGAGTCGCGAAGCCGCCACGGCGCTGGCTGATGGTCGTGTCCACAAAGGCGCGGCCGCGGTGAAGTTGGGTTTGGTGGATGCCGTCGAATCGATCGACGCCGCCTTAGCCGCCGTCACCGCCGCTTGTAACCCTAACAACGCCTCGCCGAGGAAAAAAATCATGTCCCATAGCGAATCCGCCGCGGCCTCTGAAGCCAAACCCCAACCCCAGGCCGCGAGCATTGCCGAGCTGAAAGAGAACTGCCTCGGCGCGAGCGATTCGTTCATCGTCGCCCAGCTCGAAAAGGCCGCGACGCTACCCCAGGCAATGAAAGCCCACGCCGCCGAAATGGCCCGCACGAACGCGGAACTCGCCAAGGAGCGCGACGAGCTCAAAGCCAAGGCCGAGACCAAACCACGCCGCGGCAGCGAACCGCTCGCGGCCGACAATCAAACCGAATCCGCGGCCGCCACGCCGTGGGCCGATCTCGGCGCGAATGAATTCTGCCGCGTCGAAATCGAAACGCGTACGGCCAAGGGTCAGAAACGCGAACGCGCCTCCCAGGCCGTCTTCGCCGCCAACCCCGGCTTGCGTGAAGCCATGATCGAAGAAGCCAACCCCGGCCGCCGCGCGGCGTAACGCGGCGGATAAGAGAGAGTCACCACCGAGGACCCACCTGCGCGATCATTCGCGCGAACAACTCATTCGAGGCCGACACGCGGGAGTTGCTCCCCGCGGAGAAAGCCGTTCCTTTCGCTGGCACGAACGGGTGCTCGCGCGAATGACCGCGCAGGCCCCTATTTTTTTCGCTAGCGAGGACCGACATGAGTCAATTGAACGATACCGGCTATAAGGGCTTCGTGGCCTCCGCCGCGATTTCGCAATACGCCCGCGTCAAAGTCGATGCGGCCGGTACCGTGAGCACCGCCGGCCTCACCGACAAGGACATCGGCACCGCGCTGAATGCCGCCTTCGCTGCCGGCGACCTGGTGCAAGTCAAGATGCGGACCGCTCCCGGCACGCACAAGATGATCGCCGCCGGCGCGGTGACGCTGGGCGCGGAAGTGATCACGCAAGCCTCCGGCAAGATCGATGACGCCGCCACCTCGACCGGGTACCGCTTGGGTATCGCGCTCGAAGCCGCCACGGCCAACAACGACATCATCGAAGTCATGTACAACCAGCACGGCGATACGGCGATTCCGTAAGCCCGCGCAGTCCACCCGCTTTTTTCACCCGAGACAACCTATTTTTTTCAGATAGCGCGCGGCCTTGCTAGCCGCGCGTGTTTGCCGTCCGACGGGGACAGGTGCGATCCGAAAGGAACGTTCGATGCCGAGTCCCTCGTCAGCCCTGTCCACCCAACGCCCCGACCTGGCCGCGAGCTTCGAGGCGTTCGATCTCGAAGCGGAAAAGGCCAATTTTATCGGCACGCGCGTCGCGCCGGTCGTCGAGGTCGGCTCCCAAGCCGGCAGCTTCGGGAAGATCCCGCTCGATCAGCTCCTGCAGCAACGCGATACCCGCCGAGCGCCGGGCAGCGGGTACAGCCGGGGCAAGTTTACATTCACCCCCACAAATTTTGCGACAGAAGAGCACGGCGCAGAAGAGGCAATCGACGATCGCGAAGCGAAAATGTACGCCAGCTATTTTCGGGCAGAGGAAGTTTCGGCCCGCCGGGCGTATAACGCCGTCTTGCGCAACGCCGAAATGCGGTGGGCCGCGGCGATCTTCAACACCACGACCTGGACCGGCGCGAGTCTGACGACGGCTGCCGGCACGCCGTGGAGCACGGTAGCGACCGCCGTCCCGCTCACCGACGTGGAAGGCGCGGTGCAGAAGGTCTACGACAACAGCGGCCTCTGGCCGAATGCGCTCGTGATCTCGAGGAAGTGCTTCCGCAATTTGCGCCGCTGCACGCAAATCATCGACCTGGTGAAATACAGCGGTTTTGTCGATACCCGCGCGGGCAAGATCACCGAAGAGGTGCTGGCCCAATGCTTCGATCTCGATTACGTGATCGTGGCCGGCGGCAGCAAGAACACCGCCCTCGAAGGCCAGACCGCCACACCCGGCCAGATCTGGAACTCGACGCAAGCGATGGTCTGCCGCGTCGCCACGACGAACGACCCGAAAGAGCCGTGCATCGCGCGGACCTTCCACTGGCTGGAAGACGGCAGCGAGATCGATGGTCGCTTCGAGAGCTACCGGGACGAGACCGTCCGCAGCGACATCATTCGCGTGCGGCACGATGTCGATGAAATCATCATGTACACCCAAGCCGGCCACCTGCTGACCAGCCTGTAGTAGTTGCGAGGCGCGAGGCGCGAGGAGCGAGATAGATCCAAGCCCCTGACCCCTGACCCCTGACCCCTTTGCACTGAATCATGGCCAAGAATAAAGAACAGAAGCCCGAAGAGGGTGCCGCCGGCGACGTCGAACTGGTGGTGGTGGAATCCGAGCGCGTCGAGATCGTGCTCAAGCAGGATCGCCAGGTGGGCGACACCCAGCGCAAGGCCGGCGACAAGCTGGCGACGGTCCTGTTGGAGCCCGATGTCTCGCTCGGTTACTTGGTCCGCGCCGTCCACGACGATGTGGCCGGCATCCTGGCCGCAGCCCAATAACGGCCGAGAGTCGAGAGTCTTCCTTGACCCTCGACCCTCGACCCTCGACCAACCATGAGCATCCACTCCGACCTGATGCGCGCCGCCACCGATCTCTTGGTGGCCGTGCAGGGCGAGAGTGGTGAGGCGGCCGTGCTTGTGCGGCCGCCCGGTCGCGAGCCCTTCCGCTGGGAAGGTTCGAGCGTGGGTGCCCAAACGCCCAGCGTGGATTTTCGCCCCAATGGCGATGTCGTGCGCGTCTTCCGTTCGACCGTGCAGGGCCCGACGGCCGTGCTCGTCGCCCACGGCGTGACGCAATTCGAGCGGGATACCGTGTTTGACGTCGACGGCCGCGAGTGGTCGCTCGACGGTCCGCAATCAAGTTGGGGCACGTCGATCGTGCGGTTTGCCCTCGTGCGGAAGCCGATCTCGCGGCATGAGGAAATGGAATATCACGAAGGGCGGAAGTAATGGGCCTATTCGACCCCAATGCCACGCTCAGTGAAGAACCGGCCGCGCTCTACGTCTGCCGCAGTTTGCTCTCCGCCTGCCCGGCCATGCACGAGCTGCTCGATGTCACCAGCGATGCGGCGGCCTTGGCGCTCATTTACCCCGGCCCGTTTGCCCCGCCCGAGGATGGGCAGGATTTCACGACCGAAGAGTTATTCAAGACGCTCGCCTATGCCCAGCTCTACCCGCCGGATGATGTCGATTCGCTGCTCGTGAGCCGCTCGATGGCCGTCGGGGCGACGAGCGAGAAGGAAGGCATTTTCCGCTTGCAGCTCCGCCGCAACATTCGCGAAGCCGAGTACAATGCCACGAACGGCCGCTGGGATGTTTATATGTATTTTCTGGATTGCACCTCGCGAGTTGCCGAGGAGCTGGTCGAAGCGGCCGATCTCAATCTGGCGGTGAGCCAGGTGAAACGGCTCGGCGCGCCGCTCTTTAATCCGTCGACCGATTGCCCGCAGCAGGGGAAGTTTCTCTGGGTCAATTTCGATATTCGCTGGGGCGGGAGCGAGCATGCGGAATAGGTCGAGGGCGGAGGGTCGAGGGTCGAGGGTCGAGGGCCAAAAGCAGGAAATAGCGCACACAATTCCGGATTGGTATTGTGTGCGCGCAACGGTTAGGTGTTCGAAACTGTTGCGCGCAACCGTTTTCCGGCCCTCGACCCTCAACCTTCGACCATCGACCCTCCCATGGCCATCCAAATCAAGCAGGTGATCGTGAAGCCTGGTCTCTGGGGCCTCACGAAGAAGGATCTCCGCGACGCCGGCCGGGTGGCGATCCGCGCGTGCGGTGACTACTGGCACCAGAAGTTCAAGAAGCACCATTTCCAAACCTACGCCTACGCACGCTACGGCTACAAACCGCGAACCGAAGCCTACCGGCGGCGGAAGCACCACGAACATCCGGAGGCCGAGGGCCGGCCGCTCGTGTGGACGGGTGACAGCGAACGCCGGGCGATGGCCTCGCAAGCGGTGGTAGCCACGGCGAAGAGCTGGGAATCGTTCAAGGCCGAAGTGACGATCGACGCGCCGACGCTCAACTATCAGCAGCTCTACGAGGAGGTGACCGTCGTCAACGCACAGGAACAGGGCATCCTGCAGAATCTCTTCGCGACCGAGTTCACGCGGGAATTCCTCGCGATCGCCAGCACGCACATGGCCCCGCAGCCGCTGGCAGCGGCGTAGGGGGGCGTGAGTTGCGAGGCGCGAGGCGCGAGCGGGAGGAATCTCGCGCCTCGCGCCTCGCAACTCCCAGCTACCAAAAAGCGCGGTTTTCGTGGGACGGTCGAAGGTTGGCCCTCGACCATCGACCCTCGACTCTCGACCCGCCATGAGCCGCTATCAGATCCACGCCGCCACGCTGCACACGACCGATCTCAATGCGGGTTCGCTGATCACGCTCGGCGGCGAAACGTCGATGGAACTCAACACCGGCACCGAAGTCACGTCGGACGATTCCGGCACGCTGTATGACGAAGTGGTCTCGATGGTTCGGCAAATGCCCGACGCGCGACTGATCACCAAGTCGATCGCTCAGTGGCTCACCTATATCGGCCTCGCCGGCTATTGCATCGCCTCCGACGGCAGCCACCCCGGGCTGCGACTCTACTGCTCGGTGCTCAACGATTGCAAGAATCCGCCGGCGGCGACCGACAACCTGCGCTACACGATCGCCAAGGGGCTCGTGATCCTCGGCCAGTTACAAGCCAATCGCGGGCAGGATGCGACGCTCACGTTCATGGTGCACGCCCTCAGCGACGGCACCAACGCGCCGATTAGTGGCACCTATACCGGCATCACACTGCCCACGGTGAGCACCCACGAGCAATTCGAGCTGGGGGCCTGCAAGTTCGGCAACGTCACGCTGTCGGATCTCGCCAGCCTGACGATCGATTTCGGTGTGCAGATCACCGCGAAGACTCCCGAAATGGGCTCCGTCTGGCCCGAATCGATCGCCGTCCGCAAGATCCAGCCGATCGTCACGCTCAGCGGCTTCAATCCGACGGTCCTCGACAACACGCTCATTCCGCTCGCCGGCAAACAAGCCTCGCACGCGCAAACGATTCTGCAGCTCAAGAAGCGGGCCGCCTATTCGACGTTCGTCGCTGACGGAACGGCCCAGCATATTCGCCTCACCGTCAACGGCATGGCCTACGTGCCCCAGGCTTTCAGCGGATCCGGCAACGCCGAAGTTTCCAGCCAAATCATCGTCCGCGGCGTGCACGATGGGACCAACGTCCCGATTCTGTTCAACCTCGCGAGCACTTACACGCCGACGCCGTGAAAGGGTGCAGGAGACAGGGGGCAGAGGACAGGGAGAGAAAACGATGGCAGCCGACAAGCAACCGCAAAACGAGAAACAGGCGCGAGGCGCGAGGCGCGAGCCATTGAATTCAGAACCCGCGCCCCTCGCGCCTCGCGCCTCGGAACTTCCCCTGCTCGATCGCGCGCGATTGGTGCTGATGTCGCAGGGGCGGGCGCCCAGCCTGGCCGACGGGATGAGCGAAGCACTGCAGCAGCGGCTCGCCGCCTGCTCGATGCCCGACGGCACGATTCTGCCGGCCGCGGTCGAGGGCGTGCGGCTGGTGATTTCCGATTACTACCAAGCAATGAAAGCCACCGTCGACGACGACGGGGCGACCCACGAATTCAGCGAACCCGAACCGCCGGCAGCGTGAAGCTCCGGCCAGCGGAGCGATTATGCCAGGCTTCTTATATTTCAAACCCGCACACATGAGCGCCGTCACTCCGGCCGATCTCGCGGCCTGGGGGCTTGAGTACGCCTTCACCGGTTCGCTTGGCGGTTCTGTCTGCATCCGCAACACGCCTTCGGGCGGCCCGGGGCAGATCTTCGCCGATGCCGAGCGGATGGGCGGCCTGGCGATCGCGATGGCCATGGGGGAGCAGGTTTGGCGGAAGCTCCCCGGCCAGGATCTTTACGTCGGCTACTGGCGCGATCACAAACCGGGGCCGCAGGATCTGGCCCGCCCGCAGCGGATCGACGGCTACGAGGTGCAGCTCGCCGACGGCCACTCGTGGCTCATTCCGCTCGTGCGGCGGTTCGATGTGCCGACGCTCTCCACGGTTTCGCAGCTCCCTTGCTACATGGAACTCGGCGAGGACGGCAAATGGCATCGCGGCCAGGTGCTGGCGGTCCACGCCCACCTCTGGAACGTGACCGAACCGGTCGCCAACGCCCTCCTCGGCGAATATGTCGAGGAAGAGTCGCGGGAGATCTCGGATGAAGCGATCTTCGCGGCCGTGGTCGCCCTGTTGGGGGCGAACTATGTGGTCGGGCCGGCCGAGTTGTCGCTCATTCAGGCCCTCACCAATGAAGCCCGCACCCACGCGGCGGTGATGGCGGCGTGCGATTGGCTGACGTTCATGCAGTGGAGTGACTTGCAAAAAAAAAGCGCGTCGCCACGAGCTGCCGCTGGCTTGACTACATCCGTTGGCGAAATGGACTGACGAAACACTACGCGCCCACCTGGGCGGATCTCATGGCGCTCAATCTCGGCTGGTGACGTATGCCCAAGTTTACCCTCGACGGCGATGCCCGCGGCGCGGTGAAAGCGGTGAACGACTTCACCGAAGCGCAGAAGACGCATGGCGAGCTGGTGAAGCGCGTCGAACAAACCTATGCCGACTGGAACAAGAAAACGATCGAGTGGCTCCGAGAGCAGAAAAAAGAAACCGCCGCCGCGGCCGCGGAATCGAAGCGGCTCGGCGAGGAAGCCCAAAAGATCATCCTCGCCAACGAAGGTCCGCAGGAGCGCTACAACCGCAAGGTCCAGGAGCTGAGCCGGCTCTTCGTCGCCGGCAAACTCTCGCTCGAACAAATGGATACGGCGCTGGGCCGGTACCGCCGCGAGCTGGATGGCGTCGCCCCC